TTCGTGCAAGATGGGATTATTCCCAGCTTGTTGAATGATCTGCGGCCAAAGGCGATGTCGGTTCTGCGTACGCAGGATTCGGCGGTTCGCAATTTTTACCGAGATTGCGAAGGGGTCTACTCGAGATCCATGCCGGCCGCGCAACACACCCAGCTGGGCTTCTTGGGCCTGGTTCTGTATGAGGCCCGGATGCGTACTTACGCAACGGCGCTGGCAATGCAGCAAAGCTTTTACGAGCCGGGGTGTGTGGTCGCGTCTGTTTCTGACGTGGCCAAGTCCTTCCGACAGCGAGAACTGGAACATCGCATGCAGGTTGGACCCCAAATCTCGGAACCAATCGTTTCGTTGATGGGAGAGACTACACGCCTAGGCTTTCTGCTTGAGAGCATACGCGCGGTTAAGGTCTGGGGGGTGGCTCTGTGGGAGCGCGTACGGGAATGGTGCCTTCGGGTTAGCCATTGGGTGGGAGAAGGAGGTGTGCCAGTGATGCTGGACATCGCCAAACTCATCCGTCGAGCGTTGCGCGCAGTGCCGATGGTGGAGCGGGGAGTGAACAAGATACGCGAGAGCGTCTTGGGCTTCCTTTGGGTGAGAAAGTCTAGCGAATCAATCGTGGCTTTACTCGCCAAGCATCCGCTGTTGGACAACGCGATCCACATTGTGTCCCAGTTCATCCCCATTCTCCTAAAGGCAACGATCGAAGAGTGCCTGAAACGTCTTGCCTCACCGGTGTTTCTCGTCATAGCCGCCATCGAAATTGTGGCGGATGCAGTGGATATATTCTACGCCGAGTCATACGACAGGGAGGAAGTAGTGAACTTCGTCCGAGATTCCGCGATCCGCATGATCGCGCATGGCTTGCTCACGCTTATGCCACTCCCTGTAGCGATCTTGCTGCATACTGGTGTGAATTGTGTTCAGAGCTGGCGCGAGAAGCGCGTCTTTGTGAAGCTTCGAGAAACCGTTATGGAACAGGCTCTCGATGAATACATGGACGAGGCTTCGCTGGTGCCCCTGGCCTTCCGCGAGGAAGACTATTCCTGGGTGCCGGATAGTGTGATGGTCAAAGAGGGAGACGGGATGGTCCCCGTTAATCAAAGACCCGAGCTCCTGGATGTTGCACGACACCAAGAGTTCGCCACCAAGAAGCTCCTCGCACTCCGTTGTGCTGCATCTGAGTTGTTAGCTCGTCCTCAAGGCGGTCTCCTCAGTATGTGTCAGATGGTGAAGGTGCGACTGGAGTCCCCCATACCGAAACCTGATCGCGAGAACATTCGCATGGGGTACCAGGTGGCTGTGGAGTTCATTTTCCATCATTTCCGAGCAGTTGAGCCAATGTCCGTTGCCGACTTCCGTAGCTACATCCGTGGCCAGGAGTTTAGTGCAGCAAAGACGGCATGGTATATGACGCGTCTCGATGAGTTGGAGAAGGACAGTCAGCCTAAGGTCCCAATTCAGCCCATTGTCGCCAAGACGGACGAAGTTCTGCCTTTGCGCGATGATTTGGCTGAGATCGAAAAAGTCAAAGAGCGCCCGATTTATCCCATCGAGGCGGATCAGCTGGACCTGATGCGTTGGCTGTTGGTGTGGAAGCGGAATTTCTCCGATCCCTTCGAGATACGGCGTCAAGGCCATCTCTTTACGTTCACCTACATGTTGGATTCCCGTGCCGACCTCCTCGACGAATGGATCGCGAGGTGGAGTGCTGAAGACGGATTCCACATGTTGGCGCTGGGCGACGATAACATCATGATGTTCGTCTGTCACAGGCGCGGTTGGGTGGGCAAAAACGCTCGATTCGCAGCATACGATCTGGCCACTTGTGATAAGACTTGTGGATTGGATGTGCAGCTGTGCTTTGTGGATCTTATGCGGAAGGGCGGGCTGAGCGACAGAGAAGCGAAAGCGCATCTGGAACGCTGCAAGGGCCTGAGGGAGTTGAAGATACGCGGGGAGCCCAAGGACAAGAAGTTTTACTGGAATGCAACCGAGGTTAGTACCGTGACAGGGAACCCCTTGACGTCATTGCAAGCGGTGTTTTGCCAGCTTCTGTTTGTCTGTATGGGTTGGGATCAATGGGTGTCCGGTGATGCGGATGATCCAGAGAGGTTGGCGTTGCTCATTCATGATGCGGGGACTGCGAATGGTCACCTGTTGGAGTGGGAGTACGACATCGGCGATGCTTGCCGCTTCTCGAAAATTACCCGACGAACCTACCTGGGTGGATGGTTCGTTCCGGATGAAGACGGAATTAAGTGGTGCCCGATGGCATGGCTGAAGACGTTCTGTCTGTTCCCCGACACTGAGAAGATCTATGGGGGGGACAACCATATGGAGATGCATGCTGCGGCGATCTCAACTGATGCGGGGATGTTACGAACCCCCATTGGGTCGGCCTTCTGCCAAATGATGAGCCGATTGGCCAGCGCCGCTGGTTTGACCAAACTGGACTTTGAAGAGGCTAAGCTCAAATTGCACCTGAGCAAGAGCTGGTATCAACGCCTCAAGAAGACTCCTCTCACCCTGAAACCTGTCAAGGATCAAGCATTTTATGCGGCTTTGCAGGATCTGTGTTATAGCAGAGGGTTTGAGGATCCCATTCCGGAATGGTTTGACCTCGAGGCAGAGCTGTTTGCGATCAACAGCCTGCCGGCCACGTTGGGCACGAGTGGAATCCGTTGCCTTTACCAGCCTCGTTTTGGCGCGCCGAAAATTGCGCGGTCGGGACGGCTGGACGTGTTTGCCGCGTTGCAAAGTATCGTCCGGGACACGCGATTTGCCATCGTTAAATTAGGCTACTCTTATTGCATGCAACATGACAGGCAAGAAGAACAAACAGACCAAGCAGGGCAACCAGCCCATGCAAGTGGTGCAGAGCAAGCGAGC